GTATGAGCGCTTAGCGTTCCCTGATTTTGGAGCCAACATTCGTCCGCTGACCCACGAGCTAGGCTCTGTCGACGGCGATGAGGAAGCAATGTCACGGATCAATCGAGCTGTGAAAAAATACATGCCGTTTGTGAATCTTGAGAATTTTATAGTGACACCGGAAGATTCGGAGAAAACAGCGACCGCAAGAATCAAGATGGTGATTACTTATTCAGTGCCGAACGCGAACTTGAGCAATCAATCGGTAGGCATTACCTTTAACTTTTCAGGATGATAGATGGCAGGCGATCAGCAACTCAAGAATCTAAGGTCTAGAAACTACGTTTCGAAGGATTTCGATTCTTTTCGCAATGACCTTCTTCGATACGCTAGGACGTATTTCGGCGATAAGATACAGGATTTCTCCGAGCCAAGCTTGGGAGGATTACTGCTGGATATGGCTGCGTCCGTGTCCGACAATATGTCTTTCTACCTCGACCATCAATACAGGGAAACAGCATGGTCGACAGCGGTCGAACCGTCGAACCTGTCTAGAATGGTGAGAGAGGCAGGAATCAAATCAAAAGGCGCCTCACCAGCGACGGTTAACGTCTCAATATTCGTAGAGGTACCTGCTAAGCAGGTCTCAGGAGTTTACGTACCAGATAATGATACGTTACCAAAAGTTCTGCAGAACACCCTTCTGGTATCTACTAACGGTATATCATTCTCGATGCCAGAGGACGTAGACTTCGCTGAGCTTGATCGTTTAGGAAATCTGCGCGGAAAGTACGTGGTCGGAGTGACAGACGCATCAGGCAATCCATCGACGTTCATCATCAAGAGGGATGTGACCTGCGTATCTGGCAAAGTAACATCGGAGACATTCACCATCGGTGCAACTCCGGTCCCTTTCCTGAACCTGACTCTCTCGAATATTGATGTGAGCGAAGTTCTGAGCGTAGTTGACGACGCTAGAAATCAATACTACGAAGTTCAAACGCTGAGCCAGGACACGGTTTTCCGCAACTTTCCGAATATGTCAACTGACTCCGAGGAAGTTCCAAGATCGATTGAGGTGATACCAGCCCCTCGTCGTTTTGTTCACAACGTTGATCCCCTGACAAGACTTTCAACGTTGCAGTTCGGAGGGGGCACGTCCCTAACAACTCAGGACGACGCGATACCGGATCCTGAAACTCTGGCGCTTCCTCTTTACGGAACAAACACGTTAAGCAGATTCTCCATAGACCCGAACTCCCTGCTTCAAACTAAGACTTTAGGCGAAGCTCCTTACAACACCACGATCACTGTCACCTACAGGCACGGTGGCGGCACGAATCATAACATCGCTGCGAAGACTTTACGTGGTGTGTCAGCTCTAAAGCTGGAGTTTCCCGATGCTTGTAGCGCTAACGTGGCCAGATCGATTAGGACATCTTTCGATATTAGGAATGATCAACCCGCATCCGGTGGAGACGTTGCTCCAACACTGGAAGAACTACGCGCGCAGATTCCAGCAGCTAGAACCCAACAAGACAGGATCGTGACCCGTGAGGATCTAATCTCAAGAGTCTACACACTACCTACTAAATTCGGTCGCGTGTTCAGGGCAGCAGCTCGTCAAAGTCCAGATAACCCTCTGGCAAGCCAGCTTTTCATATGTTCCAAAGACAGTAACGGGTTTCTAACAGTTTCCCCAGATTCTTTGAAGAACAATCTGAAAGTGTATCTAAACGAATATCGCTTAATAAGCGATGCAATAGACATCTTAGATGCAAGAGTGATCAATTTTCGAGTTAAGTTCAGCGTCTTCGTGAACCCGGACACGAATAAATCAACTGCTGTGCAGACCGTAATCTCAAGATTACGCGACTCTCTCACGATCAGCAACTTTCAGATAGACCAACCGATACTTCTTTCAGACCTTCAGAACGTTATCATAAACACTCCTGGAGTTCTTACGCTGGTTGATCTAAAAATCGAAAGCTTAAGTGGGACAGTTCAGGACAGGACGTACTCAAACGTCACTCACAACATCAAGCAGTACACTCGTCGTGGCGTTGTCTACGGTCCGCCTGGTAGCATATTCGAGATGAGGTATCCTAAGAATGACATCATGGGGACGGCACTGTAATGTATCTAATCTCAACAGCCTCTGCTGACACCTACATTACGAACAAGATTATCGACGGGTCCCGAGTCGAAGACGCTAATGTCGGAAGGGCTGGGACGTTGGATCTCTTCAAGTTGTACGACGAAACCATATCCGGTTCAACTGGTCTCCACACCGAGCTTTCCAGGCTACTGATCAAGTTCGACTTGACGAGAGCGATCGCTCTTTCAACGTCATCTTTCAACGTAAACGACAGCAGCTTCAAAGCTTTCATCAAGCTTAAGAGCGTTGAGACTAACCTGCCTGTCCCTCGTGACTTCACAGTATCCGTCTTTCCGCTCGCAAAAAGATTCGAAGAGGGAGACGGTAGAGATGTGTCAGCATTCTCAGACATTGATGATGCAAGCTACATTAACTCATCGAATGGTACAACTTGGACAATCTCTGGTGCGTATTCATCCGGCGCGGTCGGAGACTCCGGAGTCGACTACTTCGCATCAGGTAACTTGCAAGACGGCTCTGGAACAAGATCCCTTGAGTCGAAGCAAACGTTCTACCTCGGTAATGAGGATCTTTTTGTAGACGTCACCGATGTTGTCTCCGCGACAATCGGCAACATCATGCAGAATCATGGGTTCGTCCTCTCATTCACGTCAAGTCAAGAGACTGACACCGTAACAAGGTTCGTTAAGAGATTCGCTTCTCGTCATGTGATTAAAGAATCGCTACGACCAAAGCTAGAGATTCATTACAACAATTCAATCTTTGACGCTCACTCTGCGGCGTATTTCGATGCGACCGGGTCGCTGTATCTCAGAAATGCTGTGGGTTCAACGCTTAGCAACGTTATGTCCGCGTCGCAGCAGATAACGGGCTCTAACTGCATGCAGGTAGTTCTTGCGACGGGTTCATACTCGAAAGTTTTGACCGCATCGCAGGATCTGGTAGGGAACAATCTCGTAACAGGTTCCTACAAGAGCTCTTTCTACATCTCAGCACAAGATTCTTCGATTGTGTCTGGGTCTTTGAGATTAGCCAATCACATTGCAGCCAGCGGTTCTATAATTTTCAATGAGACTTGGAAATCGTTGGACGGTAATGTAACTTTCTTATCCACCTATCTCACATGCTCATTACCCAGCCGAACCGCTTTTGAAGCTGTCTCAAGTAAATTGAACGTTAGAACCACGAATTGCCCGAGCAAGCTCTCGAATGATTCGTGCTATAGGTTGAGAGTTTTCGCCTACGACGCTAATTACGAACCTTCCGCAGCTAGATTCTCCAAGCCGACCAAAAGTCAGCTGCCAGAGACCTACTATTCAGTTAAAGACTTCGAAGGATCAACTTACATACCTTACGAAAGAATCTACGGTGGGACTAGACTTTCCACGGACAGCGGAGGCTTGTTCTTTGATCTATACACCGACGGACTCCCCAAAGGCAGATTACTGACGATCGATTACTTTGTCATTGACAAGGGAACGCAGTATATTGTCGAAGATAAGAACACTAAATTTATCGTGGAGTAACGAGTGTCTAATTCACTTTATAACGGGGGATTCTCCCAAAAGCAGCTCGTAAATGAGTTGCAGGGGAATAGCACAACTCTGCGGGACTTAACGGCTGCTGATCTCGATGATTTCAATACTTCAAGCACCTCGTCTTTTAGGTTCGACCCACCGGGAACAGGTTTAAAGTCAACGCAGCAGCTTCCGCTTGACTGGTCAAAGTTTGAGAATCACACGTTCTTCAACTCAGCGCAGGCAAAAACTAACGTTGCGTTTGAGACGATTTTCAACTCTTTTCCATTCGACGGAACCAAAGCTGAGATCGATCAATTCATCGATTCATTGACTGGTTTCGAGAAATACGTTTATGATTCAATACCGAAGAACAATGGCTACATAAACTTTGATGGTTCAAACCACGTATCTGTGATAGACTCCGCGGGAGCTGAGCTGCCAGAGATGTCAAAAGATACTACGGGTGTGAGTAAGATAGACCCTGGTCTCTCATCTATGACGATTGAAATGCAGCTCTATGTCTCTCCTACATCGAATAACAATCAGATAGTGCTGCAGAAGATCTCCGCTCCCTCAGACGGATTCACACTTGCAATTTCGCAAAGCGCGTCAACGTCAACTTGCAACCTATATTTCTACGTATCTTCTGGATCATATTACCTGACCTCATCGGCGCAGATAAACAAGGGACAGTTCTCGTCAGTTGCAGCGCAGTTCAACAGGAGCCCCGGGGTTGACAGGTTGTACCTGTACCTCGATGGAACTCTTGTCTCATCCTCTAGTCTATCGAGCTACATCGGAAGGATAAACTTCAGCAGCAGCCCCATGACGATAGGCTCAGGGTCAATGCATCTAGTGACCCCGAGCTACTCATTCGTACCAGGGTCTAGATTCTCTGGATCGATGGATGATCTTAGAATCTACCACAGAAATAGGACGCAGAATGAGATCAGCTCCAGCATGCGCGATACAGTGTATCCTGAGAGCGATCTCAAGCTTCATTACAGGTTCAACGAGCCGACAGGATCATACACCAACAACTCGGTTGTGATAGACCACTCGGGAAATGGACTGCATACTAGCGTGGTTAATTTCTCCACGACCCAGAGAGTTCCGCATGCATCCGTCCCGTTAACTTACGAGAAAGTTGATTACTCACCTATTCTTTTCCCTGACAACTCATACGTCTCCGCCCTAAACTCGGAACTGCTTCTCTCAGCCTCACAGTACGATGGTAACAACCCGAATCTGATCACCAAGCTTATCCCACAGCATTACCTCACCAGAGAGCAGGATTTTTACGTTCTCGATTCGATAGAGGGAGAGGTCGGGGTAGGAATAGACGAGGAAAACTCTCTCCCACGAAAGACGAAGCTTGGCTCAATACAGCTGATAAGCTCGCTCCTGTACGTTTGGGCTAAGCAATTTGATGAGGTCAAGTGTTTCATCGATCATTTTTCAAAGATCAGAAGCACGGATTATAACGATGAGGGAACCGCATCGGATCAGATGCTACCTTTCATCGCCAAGTACTTCGGCATTGATTTGCCCAACATGTTTAGAAACGTTGAGCCGATTAAATTCACGACTGGAGAGTCGACAAGACCTGAGATCGCTGCTCTCGAAGCATCGTTTCAGGCCGTGCAGAATACGATATGGCGAAGGATACTTCACGAGCTACCATTTGTTTTGCGATCGAAGGGAACTCTTCATGCAGTAAAAAGCTTGATACGTTCGGCAGGAATCGAGCCCGACAGCATCCTAAAGTTTAAAGAGTACGGCGGCACAAAGAGCGGATTCATACTTCCGAACCGCTCCAAGCGCTCGATAGTCCAGGGAATGTTGAACTTCAGCGGCTCACTTTTTGACGGAGCTGTTAGCTATGACTCGAACACTGGCGTGCCAAACTCGCTGCCGTTTATCTCGAGCGCTTTCCTAAGCGCATCTCGTGTTGAGCCCGGTGATCCAGTCGCAGCGGGAACCGTGTCCGATGGTCTATTCACATCAGGCTCGTGGTCATACGAAGCTCTGTACAAATTTGATCCAAGCTACAATCACTCTACGGCGCAGAGCTTAGCTCGCTTACACGTCACAGGAACCAGCTCACCGAGCAGCAAGCACGGAGTGATCGCTAACCTCGTGTTGACAGCCGGAACGAATACCTCCTCACTTGATC